TTTTTCGGTGGTTCAACTTCTGTGTCTTGCGTGAGGTGGTCGGTCTGCGGTGTGTCCTCAATTTCGACCATAACATAGGTGCTGCCTTCAATCTCGCCACCCTGCCAGCCTTCGGCAAACGATGTCTGCGGGTGGTTGGTGTGTGGATAGGATGGAAACTCTAAGATTGTGTCACCGTTTATTTTTGCGTATTGCATGATTGATTAGCTCCGAGTGAAGATTGAGACTCTGTTGCCTGTGCTGCCGACGGTTTGGCTGCTATTAGTTGCATAAACGCTCGTGCCATCTGCGGAAATGCACACGCCGTAAGGTTGTGTGCCAGTTGCAATTGTACTAGTACCAGATAGCGCACCTGTGGTCGTGTTGCGTGTGAAAATCGAAACTGTGTGAGAGTTGTAATTTGCTGTGTAAACGCTCGCACCATCTGCGGAAATGGCCACACTGTAAGGAGCTGTTCCGGTGGCAATCGTACTAGTGCCAGATAATGCGCCTGTGGTCGTGTTGCGTGTGAAAATTGAAACTGTGTTGGATGCGCTATTAGCTGTATAAACGCTAGCACCATCTGCGGAAATGCAAACAGCTCTAGGCACAGACCCAGTAGCAATCGTGCTGGTGCCAGATAGCGCACCTGTGGTCGTGTTGCGAGTGAAGATTGAGACGTTGCTGGAACTTAAATTAGCTGCGTATACGCTAGTGCCATCTGCTGAAATGCAAATGCCGAGAGGAACACTTCCAGTTGCGATTGTGCTGGTGCCAGATAGCGCACCTGTGGTCGTGTTGCGTGTGAAAATTGAAACTGTGTTGGATGCGCTATTAGCTGTATAAACGCTAGCACCATCTGCGGAAATGCAAGCGTCGTATGGACCTGTTCCGGTGGCAATCGTGCTGGTGCCAGATAGCGCACCTGTGGTCGTGTTGCGTGTGAAAATTGAAACTGTGTTGGATGAGTAATTAGTTGCGTAAACGCTCGCGCCATTTGCGGAGATGCAAATGCCGAATGGACCTATTTTGGTGGCAATCGTACTAGTGCCAGATAATGCGCCTGTGGTCGTGTTGCGTGTGAAAATTGAAACTGTGTTGGATGAGGCATTAGTTGCGTAAACGCTCGTGCCATCTGCGGAAATGCAAATGCGTCTTGGACTAGCCCCAGTAGCAATCGTAGTGGTGCCAGATAATGCGCCTGGGCCTGCGCTTAATCTAACAACACCCATGATTTTTCTAGAGATAGGCATTAGAAATTCTGGCCTCCAACCATGGCATACCATGTGGTGCCAGACCCATCCCAAGTATTGAGTACGAATATATCTACCTTGGCATTGGTGCTTGTAAGTGTGGGTGCCGTACCACCTGACCACTTTACCGAAGCTGGCCAAGTGACTGCTCGAGCTGTTCCGTCACAAGTGAAAGCCAAAGTCAAACCATATGCCCCTGTTGGTATGTTGCTGAAGGTGATGCTGGTGATCGCTGCGTTCAAACTCACTGCAAACACATTACCCAAGGCACAGTTTAAGTTAAGCACCCCTGCCGAAATAGTCGGTGCGGTTTTCACTTCGATTAAGCCGGTAATCGTAGGTGTTGTGAGTGCTGGCGAGGTGGCGTGAACGCCTGCGCCTGACCCTGTGGAAGTAACCACACCCGTTCCGCCAGATGCCACGGAGAGCGTAGCGCTTAAGCCTGAAGCGGTTCCGGTGATACTTCCTGACGGTGTAACATAGTCGGTGCCTGGCGTTGCTACGACCATGCCGCCAGAGTTGCCTTTAAGTATGCCGCTAATTGCGCATGAAATAGTGATCGCTGGTGTGCTTGTGCTTGTGGCTACGGTTCCGGCAAAGCCGTTTACACTCACAACAGAAACGCTCTGTACTGTTCCGTTTGTGCCAGTGATCGTAAAGCTCGGATAAGTGCCAGTAACACCAATGCCAGAACCTGCCGTTAAGACTACCGTTTTATCAGAAATGAGACTGCTGTAGAGGCTATTAATTGCTGAGTCACCGGAGTTCGTGCCACTTACGGAGGCCGTTGCGGATGCGGTCAAGGTGGCACCATCTGCGATAGTAAGCGTTGCGCCGGTAGCTGGTGCCGTAACGGTGATCTTGTTAAGGCTGGTCGCTGTCGCTGCGCCAATGTCAGGAGTGACTAGCGTTGGACTCGTATCAACTACAAACTTGGAGCCGGTGCCGGTTTGGCTTGCTATCACGGTAGCATTGCCAGTGCTTGTAATTACTCCGGTAAGGTCTGCGTTGGTGGTAACTGTTGCAGCGTTTCCTGTGATCGATCCAGAAGGAACAACATAGTCGGTGCCAGAAGTCGCTGCGCTTATTGCAGTGCCATCGCCTTTGAGTATTCCGGTTATCGATGTCGTTATTGTAATCGCTGGCGTGGTCGTGTCGGTTGCCACTGTGCCAGCAAAGCCGTTTGCGGATACTACGCTTGCGGTGGTAACTGTTCCAGAGCCGCCGCCTGCTCCACTGTAAGCAATCGTAAAGCTAGGATAAGTGCCAGTAATGGTAATATCGGTGCCGTTCGTCAAAACTACCGTTTGGTCTGGTGCTGAGTTGGTAACGGTGAATGAAGGGTAAGTGCCGGTAACTGTAATGCCGGTGCCATCGGTCAAAACTACCGTCTGATCTGGATCATCATTAGTAACGATTCCGGTGGTGTTGTCGTAAGTAATTCCAGTGCCTGCCGAGATCGCAAGTCTTGCGTCTGCGTCTGTGTATTGCGTGATATCAGAATCGATAGTAAAGCTCGGATAAGTTCCAGTAACGGTAATGCCGGTGCCATCGGTAAGAACTACGGTCTGGTCAGGCTCCGAGTTCGTTACGGTAATATCGCCAGTGGTCACATCAAGAGAAATGCCAGTGCCTGCGGTCAAAGACGAAACGCCTGCGCCTCCGGTGTATGCGGTGGTTTGTACCGTGGTATCTGCGAAAGTGATTCCTAGATGTGTAACTTCCGTTCCTGTCGACGTCGAAGAGTCCCATGCTCGAAGTGTGGTTCCAGCTAATGAGTCTAGATAAAGAGGTCGTGGCGTCGCTGAGCTTTGTTCCGTGGTGATTAGCCAGCCAGCCTGCCAGTTGAATTCATACCCTACCGAGCAAACAATCGAGATACCATAGTTGCCGCTTCGTGCGGCGTCAAAGGTTCCCTTGCCGATAAATTGCCCACTGGTTCCATCGAAAACAATGTTGCCGGTCATCGTGCCGCCAGCAAGTGGTAGAAAGTCACCACCGCTAGGCGTAACAAAAGTAAGAACTCCCGCGCCGTCTGTTTCGATTACTTGCCCTGCGGTGCCGTCTGCCGTCGGAAAGGTCAGTCCGTTATTAATAAGGCCAGCAAACTCCACTGCGTCCGTTGTGTTCAAGGTCTGATCAAAGGAGTCGCCTGGATCACCCTTAAACCCTCGGCCATCGTAGACGGTCACCAGCGTTTCGCCTTGTGCGACTGTGACGATGCCAGATTCTGTGACCACTACGATATCAGGCATTATCTGGTAACCTCCGCTTTCACGGTGAAAGTGCCTTCGATGAGTCTGATCACCGTTGAGCCGTTATAAAGCTCGAGATCGTAGAAGTATTTACCAGGCGTAATCGCCTCCATCGTTGCAGCGTCAACGAGTATATCCACAGTGCCAGCGGCACCGCCAAGCGTGATTCGGGTGTTTTCGGTGGTGAGCTCCAGCGTGACGGTTGCGCTTGCTGCGGTTGGCCTTACTTGCATTGCTGCGGTGTAGCCTGTCAGATCGGTCTCGACCTCGTCAGCGTCGGTATACAATATGGTACGGGATAGGGTTGCGCCCTGTTCTGCTGCGAAGTTATATAAGCCTGCTGGCATAATGACCTCCGAAAAAAAGAATATTACCGAGGTTAACTTGGCTCGGGTGGCGATGCAAATCGCTCGCACTAGTTAGGGCGGTGGTGTAATAAATTCCATAGTAGCATTTACCGAACTTAGCCAGTAATTGTTTGAGTTGAAGAAGTCACTAACTTGGTACTTAGTGCCGGAAAAACTGCCTGGCGCATACGGAAAAAATGCGTATTGATAGAAGTAGTTTTTAGGCTTTTTAGCGCTGTTGTAAGTGCTGTACTTTATGGCAAAACTAGAAGTTGTGTAATACAATTGGCCTTCCATACCTGCCGTGGCTCCGCCAGTATCTCCTAACAACATCGGAGTTTCATAAGATTCGTATGCTAGGTCAATTGTTATAGGAATATAAAATGGTTTGTTTGGAGAACCTCCGTTGAAACCTGTCGCATTAAAAATCATCGGCGCATCTGGGGCAAAATCTTTGGAAAATGTTTCCCCTGGCTTAACTAGCTCCAACTTCATGTGCAATCTACCTGGGATATTATAGAAATTTTCCAAAGGCCCAAACCAATAGCCTGACGCTGCGTCATAGGTTAGCGTTACATCAATATCACCTATCGAAATGTCCGTGCCTTCCTTGACAAACTTCGAGTCTGTCATTGTTAGCCTGACATCAGGAATATTCATAGTGCCACTGAAGACAACGGTAACAGGCGGCCAGTAAGATGCGTGTCCTACTGCGTATATACTTACACAGGTAAAAGTTAAAGGTGCGGCTTTCAAATCAAATGTTGGCGAGATATTTCGACCACCGGCAATAGGTGGTGCGTAACTTATAAAACCTAGACCTGTGAAGTCCGATAAGGTGTTTTCAACCAATACCTCGTGCCTATATGAGATGTTTGGTTGTACAAACATATTTACATAACCATAGTGGCGGAACCTAACAAGATTAACATGAGGAAAGCCTTGTGCAATTGTCGCTATGGTGATAGATCCATCGCCTTGCGTTATGGTTGCGGTGCTTGGTGGCAAAGTTCTGACGGAAGGCGGACAACAAATAATGTCCTCTATTTCCGTTGCTCCTAGTTCAATGCACTCAGGAATATTGTAGTTTTTGTAGAACCAGTAGAGGCGTAATCCGATGCCAGCCGCTGGAAGAAGTGGAATTATTGGATTAACTTCGTCCGTTGCATTGGCCACTGTTTCATAAAGAACAGCGGAGGCGTGTATAAATTCGTTTAAACCACCAGTAGTTTGCACAAAATGCTTGCCGCCGTTTGCCGTTCCTGCAAGCGTGTAGTAGAACAAGTTCTCACTTTCATAAGTTGTTAATTTCTCCCACGGTGTAGTGCCTGGCCGAACTACATAGGGGCCGTTTTGAGATAAGACCGTTTGGTTTTTAACCAGTACATAATTGCCGTTGACAACTGTCACTCCGTCTATGGTTTGTGAACCGCTTAATGAAATATTTGCGGTAGTTGCTGCTTGAAACATACCCCAAATAGCAACAGTATTGTAAGTTCTGTAAGTTGCACCAAAATTCTTGAATCGTAAATAATAGACGGTATCTCTTTGAATAACTTTAACATTGTTTTCAAAAACGATAAAAACTACAGGGCTTGAGTCTAAAACAAACCCAACGCCCAAAACTGTTTTTGCTATTTTATTGGCGCCGTAGGTGCCTTCCGCTGCTTTAATAAAACTTCCATTTGTTAAAGTGCCATCTCTTGCCCATAATCCTGCTGATGCTAAATAAACACCGTTCTGTGATTGTGCCGATTGGTCTTTAACCAATACTCTTTCACCTGCTCCAACTTCCACGCCGTCAATAGTTTGTGAACCAGACAAAGTAATATTTGTAGTGGTTGCCACCTTGCAAGCATTAAAATGATAAATATCTTCAAAATTAAATACTGTGCTTGAAGAGTAATTTATGTAATCAACAAGCACCGGATTTATTTCTAATGCTGATAAATCTGATGGACTGCTTAGTTTTACGCTGAAACCTGGAGAGTATGGGCCATTAAATCTGAAAATGCTGTTGCCGCTTAACTCGCCGGTGGTCGAATTTACTCCTTCTACATCTCCTTGCCAAACGGCAGCTTGTAACGGTGTTAGTTGCATTACAGCGCTTCCAGTGCCACAACTCTGGCGGTTAAGTCTTCGATGGCGTCGAGCATTGCTTGAATGTCCACGGTTGCAAACTCGACCGCAGTTGCTCCAGAGTTGACCTTAAGAAACTTTCCACCTGCGCTAGTGTAGCTCGCAGGGAAATCGGTTGCGCCTTTGAGCGTGAGTGTTCGCCAACCCTTGGCGCCTGCGTTAGTGGTTGCGTAAAATCTGTCATTGCCTGGGCTTGCCGTGTCGTTCACCAGCTTAAGCGCCGTCCATGCTGGTGAATTTGGATTACCACCTCCGGTGAGCGAGTTGGTCGTTGTCACATTATTCGCCGAAAAAACTACGGCAGAATTTGCGCTGTTGACGGTTAAAGAGTAGTAGGTGCTAGAGCTTCCATAGGTTGCAGGCGAATCACTAAGAGCGATAAAAGTGGTATAGCTTGGCCCTTCGCCTATTGCGCCAAACTCTAGCGCAGTAGCAGCATCATTGACCTTAACCACTCGGCCTTGGTTTCCTAAGTAGCTCGATGGCGTAACATCGGACAAAGCTAAGAATTGCCTTATGACTGCGTTATCGTAATCAGCACCTGACAAAGTAACGGTTGAAACTTCAATGCCTGTCGGTGTGCAGATAACATCCGTAACGACTTCAATGGTTGCGGAACCGCCCGAAGCCGTCTTCACCACAAACACGGGCAAGCCTGCCGAGGTGTAGCCCGAGAACTGCCCCATGTAGTGACTACCAACTGCGAGCGCGGCACCGTTTAACTCTTTGATCTTAACCTCATTTATGTCGTTCATGGTGTTGGCGCTGGCGTGGTAGTCCACCCGCTGCCCGGTGTTGAGGGGCGAACCTAGCGCCGTCACCTTCACCACCGACATCGTGGAACCGCCGAGCATGGGCCCGATCCGTGTCGGCGTGGTCGTGTCGCCCTCGACCGCTTTCACGACGCGGGCGATGCGTCTGGCACTATCTTCTGTAAAGCCGTAGGCGCTGGACATTAAAGTATTTTCCTGTAGATGGGGGTGAGATAGGAGTAATCAATGTCGTCGTAAATACGGAAGCGAAGGAAGCCTTCGTTCGCCTCAGTAGGGAAGACCCCATGATCGAGAGGAATGCCAGTGTCACCTATGATGACTACCCCATTCGGGAGAACATTACCCGCAACATCTCGAGCCGTGATCAGTTGGGTGCCGTTCCATTCGGTGTAGCTATGATTCAGGACTAACGCATCCCAGCTTTCTTTATCTAGTAGGTATTCAAGCGAGATCCTCCAGTACTTGACGCCGTTCTCATAGACCCTCTTTGCGGTGACTTTATCGAGGAGCATACTGCGGGCAGGGAAACCCGAGAACGCATCCGCATTGACGCACTTGACCCGTGCCATCCATGTGAGAGCGACGAAGGTGGCACTGTTAAATTCTAGCTTCATAGTGAGTAACGGCTTGTGAGACATCACCGGAGGGTCGAAGCGCTCGCCGTTCCCATTCACCATCGGCTTGCGTGGGGTGCTAAAATCTTTGTCGAGAACCCATTCCTTGTCGCCCGTACTAAAGTCGATGTCCGTGGGCCTCGTCAGCGGGTTCTCGTTCGCCTCGCTGGCCTTCTCTTCGGGTGATGCTCCCTTGTTCTGGCTCGCTACCTCGGGCGTCTGCGCTGCGCTCGGCGTGGAGCTCGGTGCCACGGTGTCGATGTTGGAGTTGTAACTGCAAGTGATTTTCCAGAAGTGCGGGTCTTCCATCTGCGAGGCAGTCCTGCCGACACAGAAGGCTTTATCATATTTTGGGTGCGCTGAGAACATGGCGGGCAGGTTCTCACCGAAGAGGTTGGGCACATCGTCGGCCACATCGTTCGTCTGCACAATGAACGAACGCACCAGCGAGACCTGGCGCTTGCTGTCATCACTGCCGGTTCGGCCTTCAAAAGTTTCGTAGGTGTTCACGACTGCCATGAGGGCTCCTTTAAACTTGAACGATGTTCATCTGGTTGTTGTTCGCCGTTGCTGCTGCGATCGCTGCCAAGTAGTTATTTCTTGCGGTGTCTTTTTCTTCTGCACGCTGTTGTAGCCTTAGTAATCTATCTGAGGCACTTTCCCCGCCGTTTGCGTTCTGTATCTTGAGCACTTGCGAGAAAGCCGCTGCCGAGCCCTGCATGAGTGCGGCAGGGTTTTTCAATTCTTCCATCGCTCCCACGCTGCGTTCTAGTTCGTCAGCAAGTTGCGCTGCACCCGCTGCGAAAAGATCAGGCCGATCCGCAAGGGTCATTTGCAATTCTTCCATTTTTCTGCGATAGGTTTCGAGTGGGCTTTCAATGTTGGAAAGCTCCCTGATCCAGGCGGGCATCTGATCACCGCCCATAAAGGCGTTAAGGCCTGAGACATCGAGGGCGTCAAACTGCGATTGAATCCCACTGATTGAGTTGGCGTACTCTTCGTTCGTGATTGTGCCTCGCTCAAGCTGCATATCAAGAGCAGCAAAGGCTTCATCTTTGACCTTTTCAAGAGAAGCACCCATCTCTTCAACGGAGATGTTTCCAAATGCTAACTGCCTTTGGAACAATGCAATTGCGGAAGCTGTGCCACCTGAAAGCTGCTTTAAGAAAGCGCCATACCCTATAGTCTCGCCCAGCATCCCTAGATGGAGGCCATCCGTGAAGGTGTGGAAGTTGCTTTCAATCTTATCCAGTGCCGTTGCAGTATCGAAACCTTCCGAGGATGCGCCAGCGAAAGCATCGTTAAAGCTCTTCATAAACTTTGCGACGATGCCCTCGGCTGTGTTCATGCCTGTGTTGCCGATCGATTCTAAAATCGATTTGAATGCGTCATTCATTTTTTTCTTGATTGCTTCTGCATCGATGCCTGGGCCGCCACCATCAACCTTGCTATTAGCGTAGAGCCCGCCAGTTATGCCACCGATGATCAATCCGGGGACAGCGCCTAAGCCACCCGCTGTTGAGCCAGCAAGAAGGCCACCGCCTGCGCCAGCGGCTATACCTGCCACGATTGCTGCGAACTTCTTGAGCCCGCCTACTGCGTTAATGATTTCATTGATTACGGTGATCGCCCCGCTCATTACCGACTGCATGGAGACCATCACCGCTTGAGCGAAGGAAACAACCACCGCCCTAATGCTGTCGATATTTCCGACCGCTACATCCGCGCCGCCCATTGTGGTGAAGAAGTTCACCAGTCCCGAGAACGCTTGAAATAACACATCCCGCACCACCGAGAGAACCATGCCTATATTTTTTATTGCTGGAATCAACGAATCAAAGTTACTGCGTAAGTTTTGCATGAAGCCGATCAGGCCTTGCGAGAACCCTTTTAAATCCAAAGCTTCCACAATGACTGCGCCGAACTCGGTGAAGAAACCCTCCACCTCGCCAGCGAGCCGAGCGTAAATACCCTTAAGTGTTCCGGCTTGCGCCTCTGCCTGCTTGATCACCTCGGGGTTGCTTTGCATATTGTTCAACGCGTTGAGCGCTGTCGCAGTCCCGACTTCATTGTTAGCCAGCATCCCCATCGCTTCTTGTGCGCTGATCGCTCTGCCCTTCACTATTGACAACCTTTGTGCCAGTGCATCGTAAACCGGTAAGCCCATTGAAAAGAGTGTTGCGAAATCATCTTTGGAAACTTGCCCGGTGCGGGTCATGTTCTGGGCGACTTCCCCTAGTTTATTAAACACATCCGTAGCACCCGAGCCAGCGATGAGGGAGGTTCGCCCAAAGCTTTCAATCATGCGTGCTGCGTCTGCGCCCGAGACCCCGAGGCCGAGGAAGCCCGTGGCGAGCTTGCCGACCGCATCTTGTGCGATGCGCCCCTGGTTGGCGATCTCGCCCATCACGCCACCAAGACGCTCTGCATTGGCTTCGCCTGCGAGCCCCTTAATTCGGGTCAGTATCTCTTCGGTGTTTGCAAAAGCCATCACCGCTCGGTCGTAGATTTTGTACACGCCATAAGAGGCGAGAGCGCCCCCGATCGCGGTGACCGGGTTCATGATGAGGTTAGTGACGCTTTTGAAAATAGAAGAGGCAGCGGACTTGATTTTGGTTTCGACATGGGTGAGGAACGATGCGAGCTTTGACTTGGCTTGCGATTCTTTTGCGGCTACTGGTGAGGCGATACCCTTGGCTTTGTTCTCAGCATCGACCAGCTTCTTCTCTTGCATCTCAAGCTTCTTCATGTCCTCGTAGAGTTGCTTGGTCGCACCCGAGTCGATCATCATCTGGCGAGCTTGCAGGTCGAGCGACTTGTTGAGGATGTCCGTTTCGCTCGCCATCTTTTTAGCGTTGAGCACATAATCAGCGGTATTTTTATTGACGGGGATCGGGGGAGGCATGATCGGAAGTGGGGGCGGGATGCCGCGGGCCTTGTTCTCGGCTTCGATGAGCTTTAATTCTTGCGCTTCGAGTTTCTTCATGTCCTCAAAAAGTTGCTTAGTCGCACCGCTGTCAACATTCATCTGCCGAGCTTGCAACTCTAAAGCTTTAGAGGCGAGGTCGGTTTGCGACTTCAAGTTCATTTGCTCGTTAACAAACTCTGCCGTATTCGTGTCAACCTTCGGAGGCGTAACAATACCCTTCGCTTTATTCTCTAGAGCGATGATAGCTAGCTCTTGCGCTTCGAGTTTCTTCATGTCCTCAAAAAGTTGCTTAGTCGCACCGCTGTCAACATTCATCTGCCGTGCTTGTAGCTCGAGTGACTTTGTAGCGAGATCGGTTGTAGCTTTTAGGGTTTTAGAGTTGGCGATGTATTCAGCGGTGTTCGTGTCCGTGATCTTTGCGGCGACCGCAGTCAGGCCCGAGGTTAAGGCTTTCAACGCATCTGCACCAGAGAGCGATCCCGAGGCGATCCGCTTCATGACCTCGGCAGTCGTGACTGCTTTGCCTTCGACCTTGGAAAGTTCTTTCGCTAGTGCGTCAAACGCTTTCACGCCCATGCTTTCCAGCGCCTGAATGTCTTTAAGGAGAACCTTATCCGACTCGCCGATCTTTCCGAGGATGCCAGCGAAAGCCTTCGACGCCTCGCCTGCGTTCTTGGCAAACTTCCCTATACCCTTACCGAACTTGTCTAGTGTGCTGGTAATCGTGTCCGCATCGAGGCCGAGCTTCTTGAGCGAGACCGCAAAGGCGAGAGCATCGTCTGCACCGAGCTTTGAAGTCTTTGCGAACTTATGAAGCGCATCGCCCATCACCCCTGCGACATCATCATCGAAATGCTTGGAAGCCTCCGAGGTCACTGCCTCAAGGCTTCCCATGTCATCCTTGACTTTATCTAAATTCGTGATGAAGTCAGTAATGGAAAGACCCATCGAAACATTTAATGATCCGATAGTTTTTGCCATCATCGACTCCTAGGTTTTCTTAGTGCCCATCGCTGTCGCCCACGCCTTGAGCCCGGCGAAGTTATCAGGCTTTTTGTTTTCCCCGTACCAGTCCGGGATGAAGTCCTTCACCTCGAGCACCTTCGACTCTGCACCCCGCCACACATTTGCTGTCGTTGAGCACACCTGCGCTGCATGAATGTCGGATCTATCAGCGTCAAGCGGCTCGATCGTTGAGAAAGCCATCCACTCGGTCAACTCCTGGGCGTCCATGCCGTCTAGGAGTTCCGAGACTGTTTTCTTTAAGTGCCCAGCCAGACGGAATAGAAACCGCCTCCCCGGGCGCTCGATTAGTTTTTTCTTGCTTCCTCGACTGCACCGCCACTCATGCCGTTATGACGGGCGCACGCGTCGAAGAGGATGCCAACAAGAGGCGCAGGCATCTCGCCCACAGCTTCGACCTCGGCATCAGTGAAGATCCGCTTGCCCGATTCATCAGCGATCGACCTCACCACCAGCTTGGCTCGGATGTTGGATAAGTTGCCCGACTTCGAGCCCGCACTGATTTCACTTTCAAGTTGATCACGCTCACGGGAGCTAATCACTCGCAAGAATACTTTGCCACCGAGCTCGGGGATCTCGATCTCCCCGAGCTTGTACGCACTGCCTGCACTTAGTAACTTAGCTTTATCTAAAATGAGAAACTCCTTAATCAAAAGCGTAGGTTATTTTGCCTACTGGTTTAACGCCCACGGTAGCTTTGACCGTGTTGTCGCCCGTTGCAACGCCATCGACTTGAAACTTCGTGATGATGCCATCGAAAGAGACGGTCGATGAATCGGCGAGGGTTATCACGCAAGGTTTAGCTGCGCCGTAATCTTCGATGTAAGCGCTGATCGTGCCGAGTGCTGCGTTGCCCACACCTACGATGGCGGTGGCAGACATCTCGCCACCATCGATCATCCCGCCTGCGTATTCCTTAGCGTGATCTGGGCTAAGTAGATTGCTTATATCAACGGTGCCACGGGTCGCACTGGGTGGCGTGATGTCGGTAACACCGGTGAGGGTGGTGCCGCCGATCGAGATTGCCGTGCCTTGGGTTAAGACTGCTGCCATAATTAAGACTCCCTATAGATGATGGAAAAATCCAAAGACGAATGATAAAACACGGTGTCCGAGCCCTCAAAGAACT